CGGAAAGCCTTGTACAACTAAATGTTGTATACATGGAGGTGATTGATCTAACCACTCGATTTTATCAACTAGCGGACTTGCCTCTAGCTTCTCTAGTTCGTCTACGGTTAAGGTAATTTCCTTAACTCTTTCTATAAATTCTTCAGGACTTAATGCCTGACCTTCTTTTCCATACCCATATCTAGTAGAGCTTTCTCCACCGAAATACGGCATATTTAATGTGCTACCCCTGTCTCCCCTGTCCAATAACAACTGTGTTTGTTTAGGAAATATCTCAGCCTGACCATATCCGATGGACGCGGCTAACTGCCTAAGTTTTCTTTGTAATAGTGACGCGGGTACTGGCTCTTCAATGAACAAGTATATGTGCGCTCCACCGCTCTTACTACGACATAGGACTAAAGGTAAATCGTGTTTAGCTAACTTCTTAGATAGCCCTTTGAGATCCAACTGATATTCATCAACATCAATCGCACCCCAAACACAAGCATTGTTCTCGTCAATCGGAACGAGCCCAATGCTTTGTTCACCTGACAGGTGGTTATTCCATAACTCAAGAATATCTTTTTCAGATAACTCTTTAGATATAGTAACGTTTCGACCACCTGCTTTCCCATCTTCCCGTGATTCATTCGTAGCGGTAAAGGTTCCATATGCTTGTCGCAATCCAGCGTAACGTGTAGCAAATTCCTCTGCTAACGACATATGTTCTCTCCTTTATTTTAGAATGGAGCATCTTCCTCAGAGTCAGTAGGTATATCTACTACTGAAGCTCCGTCTCGTTGCTGCTCTTCTTTTACTTCTACATCACCCGCTCTCGCAGCATCCATAAACTCTTTAGCGAGTCGTGCTGTTTCTACGTCGGTTGGACCTTCTTGGTTTACAGTAAAACCGTTCCACGAACCCTTATCGTTAGATTGAGATAAAGTTCCCAAGTTATATTGATAAGCGAACATCGGTGCGGACACTGACTGACCTTTGCTAGTTTTTACTCTAGCCATTCTTAACATAGTTAGCCACTTCCTAGAAGCTCCTAACTGTGTCGAGGTAAATGCTACAACTGCTTGTTGTGGAGAAGGCTCTAAAACTAACACAAAAAACTGTGCAGTCTCTACAATCTCATTACCGTTATCGAGAAAAAGTCTACGTGACTCTGGATCTTTTTTACAAGACTTAAGTATAGAAGCTCCGTGGTCAGCGTTAACTAAACCACCACCCTTCTCACGTGGAACCCACTCGATATATTTTTTAACATAGGCACACGGCACAACCGTAATACCTTTTTCACCATCATAAACTTCATTAGTTACTGTGTTGACAAGCATACCCGCTTGTGCATCAGGGTTGTAACGTCCATCTTGTTTATTAAGTTGTGGGGACATTTGTTGAAGTACTCTAATAAATGGGATCGCAAAATCCTCAGTCGTAGTTTCTTCAAGTCCAGTGCCACCTGATAATAGATCATCGTCAAAAGTAGCGATTGCTGTTTGTTTCGCCTCAGCTAGGCTTGTTTTATCTTCTGCCATAATATTAATCCTTCTTAATAATAGCTTTGGAACCTATATAGATTCCAAATGGTTCTGTAGGTATGTCCTTCCCAGATGTTAACTGCTCTTTTACAAAAGCCTTTAACGTACTAGGATGAACGCTCTGACGTACTTCAGGCGCAAGTCCACGAGATTTTAGAGCAAGTACTGTTTCTTCAGCTACTCTTTCCTCGTCTCTACCGAACTTAAGCGAAACTTCATTTTTAATTAAGCCCGCATGTCCGTTTTGGATTAGCCATTGATACGCTGTGTCTTGATTAGCTTTAGATATATGAGCGTTATAAAACTCAGATATAGTGATCTTTTCACCTGTACTAAGTACTATTTCCGTCAGCCCTGCAGTTTGCATAGCCTCTGGTAACTCTTGTTCTGAAGTTAATCTAAACTCTTCTTTTTTAGCTTTAACAGCTTCTTCTAAACTCGCTAGTTCTTGAGCTAGTTGAACCTGTTTATTAGCTAAAGCAGAAACTAATGAAAGTTCACCTTCGTTGATCTCATTAAACGATTCTACATTTTCTTCGCCAATGAGTTCTTCAAAAGTTGGGTTTTCTTTATTCATAATTCTCCTTTCTGATGTAGGTCGATATGGACGGGGTAATATACTCCTTCCTGTCTATCCCATTTAAGGATACTATAACGACCTCGATTAAAAAATGCAGCGATGGAGCACGCAACCCCAATAGCTGCTGGATCTCCAATTAATAATAAGTAGTCTTCATCTTTAAAGTCCTGAAGTATTCTTTTCATTCGTCTAACCGATGGACCTGCACTTAGCATTATATTGGTTTTGGGAGGCAACAAAACTTCAAAATCACCATACTGTCTAGCAGAGGCGATATTGCGTCCTGTTACTTCTTGAACAACATATACTGTCATTTTTCTCCTTTCTAATTTCTAGAGCTATAAAGATACTCCTCTAAAACGGCAAAGTAAAGGGATATTAGATATAGTTATCTGGGAAAATAAAAAATTTATAAAAAATAATTTACGAAAAGTACTAATATTTCTAATAATCTAATAGATTTTTAAAGAAACGTTGGAATCTAGAGGGGTACAGTCTATTAGTTTTCAAAGAAAATCTATTAGAAACAGTGAATTCTATTAGAAATATGAGAGGGCACGAGGAAATAATTCTGTTTGGACTATATTTTATTTAATTTATATATAATATATCGGATTAGAAATTAGAAAGTTTGTTATGAAATATAAGTTTAAAACGGAGCCGTACGAGCATCAGCTTGAGGCGTTGAAAAGATCATGGGATAAGAAAGAATATGCTTATTTTATGGAAATGGGAACAGGTAAATCTAAAGTACTTGTTGATAATATCTCAGTGCTTTACGACAGAGGAGCTATCAACGCGGCTGTAATAATTGCACCGAAAGGCGTATATAAGAACTGGTCGGAACGTGAGATACCAACCCATATGCCCGAACATATAATAAGGCGTATCGGTGTATGGAACCCTGCACCAAATAAAAAAGAAAAATTACAGCTTACAAAGTTATTCGAAGTTACAGACGATTTAAAGATATTAGTTATTAACGTAGAAGCCTTTAGTACTAAGAAGGGTGTGGCGTTTGTAGAAAAGTTTTTACTAACTCATAACGCCATGATGGCAGTTGATGAATCTACCACAATAAAGAACCCGAAAGCACAACGGACAAAGAACCTCGTTAAGTTGGCATTACAAAGCAAATACAGGCGTATTTTAACAGGTTTTCCTGTTACCCAATCACCACTAGACCTATACAGTCAATCAGAGTTTCTATGCGCTCAGTTGCTCGGCTATTCGTCATTCTATACGTTTCAAAATCATTACGCGAAAGTAATTAATAGAAGTATGGGGCAGAGAACTTTTAGACAAGTGGTTGGTTATCAAAACTTAGACGAACTATCTGATAAAGTATCTACGTTCTCGTACCGTGTCCTTAAGAAAGAATGTTTGGATTTACCCGATAAGGTATATCAAAAAAGAGAAGTAGAACTTACGCCCGAACAAAAGAAAATATATAACCAAATAAAAGACTATGCTATCGCGGAACTTGAATCGAATGAAATAGTTAGCGTTAGCTCGGTTCTAACTCAGATATTAAGGTTACACCAAGTTACTTGTGGTTTTGTAAAACATGACCAAGGTGAAGAAATAGAAATTAAAAACAATCGATTAGAAGAATTATTAAAAGTATTGGAAGAAATACAGGGTAAAACAATTATATGGGCTAATTATCAGTACGATATAAAACGGATTTTAAACACTCTTAACGATATTGTAGGAACTGATGCGGTAGCTACTTATTATGGAGGTACGCCAGAGGAAGAACGACAGCCTATTATCGATAGGTTTCAAGATCCCAACTCTAGCTTACAGTATCTAATAAGTAATACTCAAACAGGTGGTTACGGAATCACTTTACACCAAGCTAGTAACGTTGTTTATTACAGTAATAATTACGATTTAGAAAAAAGATTACAATCAGAGGACAGGGCGCACCGTATCGGACAGGTTAATAAAGTAACTTATATTGATTTGATATCGAAAGATACAGTTGATGAAAAAATTGTGAAAGCTTTACGAAACAAGCTCAACCTAGCACAAGAAGTACTAGGGGATGACAAATGGAAAGATTGGATTGGTTAATTAAAAAAATCTAAGGCTTGTTTATTAGAAATTATACCGCCGCCATCAGCCATAAAGCCCATGTTGTTTCTAACACCTTCGGGTAATTTTCTTAATCCTGCGCCTTTTGATCCTTTAGGGATAGGTTTCAAATCTTTATCAGATATCGTTCTACCCTCTTCCATGTCTCTATCAGACATAGCTCTACCCTCTTCCATGTCTCTATCAGACATAGCTCTACCAGTTGAAGCTCTCATAGGCTCACGTGAAGCAGCTTCTAACATAGCTTTAGCGTCATCTAATAACATTAACGCTTGTTGTACGTCACCGCCTGTTCTACCAACTACAGCTTCTGCTAAAGCTCCTGCATCTTGTTGCATAGCCATGCCCTCATCTTCTTTCATCGGTCTATCCATCTCTGAGCCCAAACTTGCTTCGTTACCCATAAGTGCCGCCATAGCTTCCATAGCTTCTGGTGGAGGTGCTCCAGCTCCTTTAGCAAGTGTGTTAGGATTACCCATAGGTACATCTGCTCTTTTGCCCATCATCATTATTTCTTCTGTTGGTGTCATCGCCATATTTATCTCCTTGGTCTAAACGACTGTGCGAATAGTTGTGTTAGTTTATCGTTTTGTTGCATCGGCGGCAACCCGCCTAATCCTGAATTAAGTGCTCCTCCTCCCATCATTGACATAAAACCTAGATCAGTGGAAGGCTCTTGCCCTGGTCTGCTCCCGAACTCTGCCGCAGACATAGGTCTAAAGTATGTTTGTTGTTGTTGAGGTTGTGGGTTATATACTGCATTTTGTAATGCTGAATTATATTGTGCTCTCTGTTGCTGTATTAAATTACTAATAGGAGATTGAACTGGCATTCTTCTAAAATTTGGATCTACGTCTGGCATTCTTTGTATATCTGTGTACTGCCCTACAGTTGACGTAACTGGTGTTGTGTTTGTTATAGTCGACATGACTGGTGCTGTGTTTGTTATAGAAGCTATACCTTCGTTCGCTCTACCTATAGCTCTTTCATCTTCTCCGCCCATATAGTTTGGATTGTAAGTGTCCGCACTGGGTAAACCTAAAAGATCATTTATAGTTATATTTGCAGAAAAACTAGGGGAACTCGTTGTTGGAGCTGGAGCTGGAGTCTGTGCAATCGTTTCTACTGGTGTAGTTGGAGCTGGAGCTGGAGCTGGAGCTGGAGCTGGAGCTGGAGCTGGAGCTGGAGCTTCTTCTATTGCTTTATCTAAAGCAGCTTTTACAGTTTCTTGTATACTACTCGGCATGGGTGCTGAAGGCTCTACGAAAGTAGGAAAATCTCTATCAGATACGGCTTCTATGACTTTATATTCATCAGGTAAACTTAATGTTTGCATTATTTCTTCTACAACAGGAGGTAAAGATGCAATACCTGATTCGTATTCTGTAATCTGCTCCTTCGTATTTTCAGCTACGTCTTTTTCATATTCGTTAGTCGCCGCCGAAAGATCTTGATCTGCAAGGTACTTAGCTACTTCAACAGCAATGCCCGCGTTGATCTCGTCCATGTTTAAGTCTGGTAACGCAAACCCGCCTAAGTTTATTCCTCCAAATCCTGGACCCATTAGTTCATTCTCCCATATCCAAAGAAACTAGGCATGCCGTATTTTGATTGTATATTTCTCATAAATTCATTAATTGAACCATAGTCTACAGCTTCTCTATCAGGTTGTGTATATGTTAACGTGTCTGGGCTGTAAAAAGCATAATCACTGGCTAAGTCTCTTGAAGCTACAGTATTCATCGAATTTAATGTTCGAATAAACTGTAATGCATTTACATACGTATCAGCCCTGCCTATTAGCCTATTTAATAGTGCAGGATCGGCGAGAGCCTCTCCTAAAACTTGACCTGATTTTTTACCTATGAGGTTTCTCAAACCAGTTATTCTTCTTCCTGTTTGTGTTAAAGGAGCAATAAAAGCTCTTTCAAGCCATACTGTTTGCGGAGCTAAGTCTACTTTATCTAATCCTTCTTGTGCGGGTCCTCTAGCTGCAACTCTTTGGGAAATAGTGTTTAAAACTTCTAAATTCTTAACATATTTATCACCCTCTTTTCCTATAAGAGGAGCAAAAAAATCTTTAAAAGTGTTCGGAGAACCTGGAGGTCCAAACCCATCGGTCATTATTCTATTTAATGTGTCTGGATCTAGTGCATAAGTACCGTCAGGCTGTCGTTTCATAATGTTAGACACTAACCAAGCTTTAGACACACTTGCAGTTTGATCTTGTATGATTGGATTCGTTTCTATTAGTTCTTGTAAAAATTTAATATTATCTACTCCTGCAGCACTTTCTTTAAAACTTTTTCCTGCATTAAGATAACCACGAATTATGTTAGTAAAATTTTCATTACCAAACCTAGCTTCAAGTTCTGCTATTTGTTCTGTAGCTTCTTCTATTGGTTTTAGGACATTTGTTTCAAAACCTTTTAAACTAACTATGTTTCCGTACTGACCTTCAGGAAATAAAGCGTTTATTGTGCCTTCATTTTCTTTTAAAAATTTATTAAAATTTCTAGCTCTTTCTACGGGAGTTCCTTGAGTCAATGACTGATTATATATTCGGGTTGCAGCTGCTTGTTGTAATGTCAAAAGCTCAGGTGCTTCTGTTTGTTTCAAAATATTTACAAGATTTTCTACTTCAGTGTTTTTATTAGAGTTTTTAACGTTTGTATTAAATAAATACTCAACGACGTTTTCTGGGTTAGTTTTATTTATTTGTTTTATAGCGTTGTATTTAGCTTCTTTTAAAGCTTGCGTTCTATTCATATAAGCAATTTTTAAATCCACTCCATAATTATTATCCGCCATCCAACTTTTAACTTTTTTGACAGAAGTTATTGGTATACCAGACTCTCTTGAAGCTCCTTCTAAAAATAATCTATCGATTTGTTTCTCTAAACCTCTTTCCAAATTTCGTGCAGCAGTAGCCGCTGTTGGATTGCCTGTATTACTAGCAAAATTGTTTAAACTTACTCTTGCATTATTTAATTCTTCCAAAGTAAAATCAGGTCTTTTGAACTTACCTGAAACCACAACTTCTTGAGGTTGCCCTGTCTTTTTATTTATAACAGTTTTTGGAACTCTTTCTCTGCCTTGCAATCTTATTAATGTTTCTTTGCCTTGTGGTCCTAATAATTCGTAAAGTTGTTCTCGGGCTTCTTGTGAACCAAATTCATTAAAAAGCTCGTCACTTTTTGCGCCTAAATTTTTCCAAGCAACCATACTTGGTTGTATTTGACCTGCTCCTGTTGTTAAATCTGCATAACGAGGAGAGGTTAAAACTTCTCTATAAGCTTCATCAAAAGGTTTAACAAATTGTTGAGTAATTTCTTGTATTCTTGATCTAGTTTTTTCGAATGTTTCAGAACCTAAATCTTCAGCTACAACTTCTTTTTGTAAAGCTGTACCGCCTTCTGATACATTTCTTCCAGATAAAATATCTTCTATTTTATTTATAGCTTTGTTAGAGGCAGCTTCTAAGATATTTTTTCTATCTCCTCCAATACCTTCTATTTCTCTTTGTAAAAAAGTAGCAGACACTGAATCATCAACTTGATTACCTACTTGTAAGTTTAATTCAGTGATAAACCTATTCATCAAATCTTTTTCACCTTGTTGTATTTGTAAAAATAATTTTCTTAATGCGGGGTTATCTGAATTTTTTAAAAAAGTAAGTTCTAAATCAAAAGCCAACTCGTCTAAAGTTGTTGTACCTAGAGTAGCGTTTTTACCTATTGCATAACGCATATCAGGCATTAATTGCGATACTGCGTCTTGTATGTCTTTACTTGTTATTTCTTCACCAATAATAAAATCTTCTTGTTTAGACACACCTTTTGATGTGTCTCTATATTGATTGGCTAAATCCTCCAAATCTTTTATAGCTCCTGCAGGTATTTCACCTCCAGACATAGTTTTATACAACGTTTTTAAAAACCTTAACCCAACATCTACTATGGCTGTACCTCCTGTAGCCCATGCACCTGTTATACCGCTTTCAACAGCTATTTCAGAAAGGGTTAAATCATTCGCTCCTATAACAGAACCTACCGTTAATCGAGCAGCTTCTCCACCTGCGGCTCCGAAACCACTAGAAGCCGCAAGAGCAGCAACCTGCCCTACTTTTCCTACAGCAGAAGGAATATTACCTACAAACCGACTTTCAAATGCTTTCAATCCCCTACTGCCTAAAAGAACTTCTCCCGCTAATGCTGGTCCGTAAATAGCCCCCGCTTCAATAAAATCTTTTGCTGTTGTAACAGGTGAATCAAAAAATACATAATCTTCTGGAGCTTGTCCTCCCGTAGGATTAACTTGTATTCCTTCCTCTGGAAATTCACGGTCTGTCCATTTAGGTGTTGTTTCTATTCCAATTGCTTTAAAATATTGTTTAACACTTCTGGGAGTATCTTTCATTGGTCCGAAAGCTCTTAAAAAACCTATATCTTCAAGAGGATTAAGTTTGTTTTCATAAGCGTATTCATTATACGGTTGAAAACCTTTTCTTCTTAATCTGTCTTCTACCTCCGCTCCTGGTCTTTCATATGGTGCACGGGCAACGTTTCCAGGAAAATCACTATATATACGATCAGCAGTTGCTAAATCTCCAAACCCTAAATCTTTGCCGATAAATTGTTCAAACCTTGTTAAGGTTTTTTCCCTAGCTACAGGCTCTCTATCATAAAACTGTATGTCGTTTTTAATAGATTTTAATGCATCTTTATAGCGTTGTTCTTGTCCTATACTTTTGTAATAAGCTTCAGCACCTTCTGGATCAAACATATATTGACCCCAAAACGTTAATTGATTTTCATCTAAAATATCGCCGTAAGTTCTATCTGGTTGATTTACTAACGGCTGTTGAGCAACCATTTGTGAATACTCTAATGTTTGTTCTAAATTCATGATACGCTATTCAACCTTTCTTCCATTAATCTTTGAAATTGCAAACTATCTGGATCGCCGAACTGTTTAGCTTTTTCTACTTCTTCCTCTAATGAACCCATTTTGCCCCCTTGTAATGCTTTTTGGAATCTTTCCATAGCTGGGCTATAAAAGGGACTGTTTGGATCAGGACTGTGTCTTTTTATAAAAGGAACGAATTGATAATCTCTTTGATTTACTGGCACTGTTTTATCAAAATCATAGTAAATACTTAAAACATCTGTATTTTCTTGTTCATCAAAAATACCTGATTTTAATCGTCTACCGCCTATTCTATTTCTTACAGGTTCGTCTATCTGTCTAAAAACTTGTCCAACATAATTAACCAAATTTCTTTTTTGAGCTGATGGCTCTTGTAATCCAACTTGACCTTGACCAACTATTTTTAAGAAAAAAGCTAAATCTTTATCTGATAAAGTACGACCTGTTTGTCCTGAAGTCGCTGCTGCGGAGTATGCTAGTTGTAATAATCGGGCAGTTAATACAGCATTGTCTCCAGCTACTTCACTTAATAACCTACGAAGTGCAGGATCTCCTACACTATCTGTAAAATCATTGACCTGTAATAAAAACTGATCCGCGGCTGCAGGGTCATTAACAAGTGTTGCTAAATCTAGAGTTGCAAGATTATTATATAAAGCTTCTGCTTGTTTACCGCTTCCACCACCCCCAATTGAACGACCTCCTCCATTTTCATCTTGGCTAAAAAACGAAGTACCTAAATTTTTCTCAAATTTATTTTTAAATATGTCAAAATTAGCAAACACATCGTTACCAAAAGCTGCGAATGAAGCCGTAATTGTTGCTCCAGCTCCTTGCCCTGTTTCTTGTTTATTAATTATTTCTAAAGCAGAACCTGCGTATTCTGCAACGTTAATTGCTGCTTCTTCTTGTGCTGCGTGTTGTGTTGACCAAGCTCTGACATCGTCTTTTGACTTAGGATCTTTATTTATACTACTAAGTTCTTCAAAAGAATCTAATGTTACGTATTCATCTGGAAACTCTAATAAATTTTGATATCCGTCTTTTGCATCATTTTGTAAAAAATAATCACCTCGACCAGAGCCTGCCCTACTTGTAAAATATCCTTCCCTAAAATTCATTGTGCCGTCTTTTTTATATTGTGTAAGATTTACAAAAGTTTGTTCTTTTGGAACATCAAAAGTTGTTTTATCGTTTATAAATTTTCTTTTTTCAAGTGCAAGATCTCTTTGATATTCTTTATCTGATATTCTTTTAGCTATTCTTTGTTTAGCAAATTCTAAACCGCCACGATCTGCTCCTAACCCAGCAGCAACAGCAAGGTCTAGTCCTGCAGGTAAAATTTCTTGTAAAAGAGTGGGACTTGCTCTATCTGGTCCGTAAATAACATCAGCTTGATTTAGTATTTGTTGTTCGTAGGGATCTTCAACTTGTCTAGTTGGTAATGCTTGTGGTTTCGGTAAAAAGCTATCACTCAACGCACCTACGATTCCTGGAAGGAATGCAACAGCAGGATTTATCTCTTTTCTTCTTCCGCTTCCGCCTCCGCCGCCTGCTTGAGGAAAGTTGATCGGTGCAGGTCTAAGTTGTAATTGTGGTATTACGCCGCCCTGTCCACCAGCATTAAACGTTGGAAATGGTAGTGTCCCTAATCCGCCTCTTTGTCTTCCGTTTGCCATATTACATCATCGCTATCGGCATATTCATGCCGTACGTTCCTGTT